TCTCCGTGGTGTCCTGTTCGGCGGTCACGCGTTTAACGGTGCGAATGCGGGTCTCGCTTTTGCGTATTCGAGTAACGCCCCCTCGAATACGTCTGCGACTGTCGGTTCTCGCCTTTGCTTTATACCCACGTCAGCGTAACACGCTTTGAGTGATAACCTTTTCCCTGCCTCTTTGTGGGGCAGGGTTCAAATAATAACAGTATAAAACGATGATTGAAGAAATGAACAACATACCAAAAGAAGATGACGGAAGCCTCGCTTTCCTGAATATCCCGAGAGATGAAAACAGCAGGAGTTTCAATTGTGATGAAACGACACAATCAAAACTCGTAAACACCACGTTTTGGGTGGTTGATTTCATTGAAGAAGTTCCGACAAGATTCAGCAAGGCTAAAGGAGTAAAAGGTCAGACGCTTGTAAAAATCAAGCCATCAAAAGACAGTTTGGAATCAGATGCCAAGAAATTTTTCACTGGTTCATCCGACATTCTTTATGTTTTGAAGAAAATCAAAGAAATGAATAAGTTTCCCCGAAAAGTTACTTTGAGGGGTAACGGTAACAGATATTATTTTGAATAAGAAAACAATGAAATAACAAAATAAAAAGGTGGGTCATTCTTGTGGTGTCCTGTTCAGCGGTAACGCGAATAACAGTGCGAATGCAGGTCTCGCTTATGCGAATTCGAATAACACCCCCTCGAATACGAATGCGAATATCGGTTCTCACCTATGCTTTAAAATTGGTTTTGACAATATGAAACAATATAAAAGAATGACAGCCTTGCCACTTGGCAAAAGATTTCAAGCAAACCTCCTAAAAGTGTTGGTAGGAACGCCTGTTGTATGGGCTACCGAAGACTCTGAATAAGAAAAGCAAAGCAAAAAGATGAAAAGAATAGGTAATTTATACAATAAAGTAATCTCCGTGGAAAATTTGCGTGAAGCTGACGAAAAAGCACGCAAAGGCAAAACAAACACATACGGAGTTAAAGTTCACGACAAAAATCGTGAAGCAAATATTCTTGCTCTTCATGAAGCATTGCTGACAAAGACGTTCAAAACCTCCCCTTATGATGTCTTCACGATTTTTGAACCCAAGGAGAGGCTTATTTTCCGTCTTCCGTACTATCCTGACAGAATAGTACATCATGCCGTCATGAATGTTCTTGAACCGATTTGGGTCAGGACTTTCACGCACAATACTTTTTCATGTGTCAAGGGACGTGGAATAGAGGGGTGTGCCCGGCATATAGATAAAATCATTGAGAAGTACAAAGGCAAGCCATTATACTGTCTTAAAATTGATATAACCAAATATTATCCCTCCATTAACCATGAAGTCTTAAAAAAAATTGTACGCCGGAAGATAAAAGACAAAGACCTACTGTGGCTTCTTGATGAAATTATTGACAGCGCAGAGGGGCTTCCTATCGGGAACTATCTTTCACAATATCTCGCCAACCTGTTCTTGTGCTATTTCATGCACCGTGTGAACGAAGTATTGAAACTTGACGCAGCCGAATACGCTGATGACATCACGTTTTTCTCTTCATCAAAAGAACAACTGCGGGAAGCGTTCAAAGAGATAAGAAAAATGATTGAAGATGAACTAAAACTGAAAATCAAAGGAAACTATCAGATATTCCCAATAGCAGCCAACCGTTATGACAAACACGGGCGTGCGCTTGATTATGTCGGTTACAAGTTCTACCGTAATCAAAAACTTATCAGAAAGAGTATAAAGAAGAATTTCTGCCATACCGTTTCACGGCTAAACCGACGTACCCCATTGCTTGACGCAAAGGCTTATAAACAAGCTGTTGCCCCGTGGCTCGGTTGGGCAAAACATAGTGATAGTAAACATTTATTAAAAACAATCATTAAACCGTGTTATTATGATAGCATTTTATGACAATCAGCCTGCCAAATTGGAGGCAGTCGGAAACGGAAGTTACGTTTACCGCTTCAACATTCAGAAAGTTGAAAAACCCGCCACCGTTGAACCAAGCGAACTCGCTTCTGACGATGAAGCCCCGGTTCAGGAACAATGGAAATGTGAAGAAGCTACCGTGTGGGCTCCGCTTTCTTCAAACAAGATAACTGAAACAGTTATCACGGAGAAGTGGGACAACAACCGGGAACAAAAACTTGTGAATGAGTTCAACGCAGCGAACCTCGGTATGATTGGAGGGGCGAAATCAAGCGAGGAAGCCAAGGCAAAGATTGAGGCATACAAAGCCTATCTATCCGAACGTGCTACCCTGAAAGCGCAAGTGGATGCAGACTGCCTTGAATACGGTATTCTGTAACTTGTAAAAACCGCTTCCCGTCACGTTATTCAAACATAAAATGTGACGGGAAGAATGGTTATTCTTGAAAAAGCCTTTTTTTAGCCCCGTAGAACGCTTAAAAGTGATTACAATATAATCATACCATTTTAAAAAGAAAGTTTAACCACGGGGAAATTCGGAAAAAATAACTCAAAGTTTAGTAGTATGATAATTTACAATAATGCAGGAAACAAGGTTCTTGAAATCGAGGTTGATGATAACAGTTATCGCAATAGGGCTGTCATGGGAGACCATAGTTTAACGTTGTACTATTCACTCCCCGAACACGTTGAAATCCCAGTAGGCTCTTACTGTGAGTTTCAAGGCGAAACGTTCACGCTCAAACGCCCGGAGAATTTCAAGATGAAACATAAAAGACTGTTTGAATACACGGTGCTTTTTGACCCGCCCGAAGCAAACGCAAAAGTTTGGAAATTCAGAAACCCGGTTGACGGACGTTTGAAATTTTCGTTGACTGCAAAGCCGCATGAACATCTTCAAATGTTTGTTGACAATATGAACCGCCGTGACAAAGGATGGACGGTTGGCGAATGTATTGACGGTGTTGAAACCCTGATTGCCTATGACCATGATTTTTGTATTGACGCTCTAACCCGCATGGCTTCAACGTTCAAGACAGAATACGAGTTTACGGGAAAACGTGTGTCATTACGTAAGATTGAATACAACAAAAGTAACCCCCTCCCGCTGTCTTATGGATGTGGCAACGGGTTCAAGCCGGGTGTCGGACGTTCAAATACGGGAGACAACCCGCCAACGGAAATTTTGTTCGTTCAAGGCGGTACGGACAATATAGACCCGTCAAAATACGGTTCTTCCGAGCTTCTTCTTCCCAAGAACCAAACACTCGCTTATGACGGCGAACATTTTGAAGATGAAGACGGCTTCATAGCCAAGAACGCCCGCCGTTATGTCGTTGATGAAGCAGGGCTTTCAATACGCCGTGATGACAAACAACTGTCATCACTCGCCGAAGATAGTCTTGACTGTTCTGAGATTTACCCGAAACGTGTCGGTACGGTCAACACGGTTGTAGTTGTTGATGAGAAAAACAACTTTTATGACATTGTTGACACGTCAATCCCATCTTCACTGAATTATGAAGAATGCTTGATAGAGGGGGAAACTATGACCGTTGTTTTTCAGACGGGTATGCTTGCCGGACGGGAGTTTGAGGTTAAATATTACCATAATGCCGTTAAAGGAAAGGCGGCACGTCGTTTTGAGATTGTTCCCGCAGACATAGACGGGCAAACTATGCCAAATACCACATTCGCCCCTAAATCGGGCGATAAGTATGCCGTATTCAAATGTATGCTTCCCACAGCTTACATTTGTGATAATGCCACGAAAACAGGCGCATCATGGGATATGTTCCGGGCGGCTGTAAAATGCTTGTTTGATAATGAAGACCTGAAATTCACATTCACGGGGGAACTTGACGGGATATGGTCGAAAAAAGATTGGGTAAACATCGGGGGGCGCATCAAACTCGGAGGATATATCCGTTTCTCTGACGAACAGTTTCAGAAAGATGGCGTTCTCGTGCGTATAACGGGTATAAAAGATTATATCAACAAACCACATAGCCCCGTGATTGAACTTTCAAACACAACGGTAAGCGGCAGTGTTTCATCAACATTGAATGACCTGAAAAGTGAGGAAGTCATCGTTGATGACCTACACCGTGACGCTATTCAATTCACAAAAAGACGGTTCAGGGACGCAAAGGAAACAATCAGCATGTTGGAAGAAGCATTGCTCGACAATTTCACGAACTCAATCAACCCGATTGCCGTTCAAACGATGTCAATGCTTGTAGGCGATGAAAGTCTTCAATTCCGTTTTGTGAACTCAAAGACAAACCCCGTCCCGGTTACGCACAGAATTGTCTATGACAATGAGACGAAACAACTGACAGCGGCAGCGGGTATCATACAACACATGACCCTCGGTATCAATACGGTCAGTGCATCGCACAAGGTTTCGGAATATAAATTTTGGGATATGACAGCCTACACAAGCGCAGTGCTTGATGACGGTAAGAAGAAGTATTATTTGTATGCAAAAGTCTCAAAGACGGCACAAACAGGTGTTTTCACCCTGTCTGAAAATGCAATCAAATTAGAGGGTGTTTCAGGCTTCTATCATCTTCTTGTCGGTGTCCTGAACTCTGAATACAATGAAGAACGAAGTTTTGTCACTCTGTACGGTTTTACAGAAATCCTTCCGGGACGTATCACGACAGACAAGATTGTTTCCACAGACGGGAACACTTATTTTGATTTATTGAAAGGTATCATATCCGGGCAAATAAAGTTCAAATCAGGTTCATCGGGCTTATATGAACTTGATGAATGGGAAGCCGTGAACGGTTTGATAACTCAGGCTCAGAACACCGCCAACGCCGCCGTTGAGAGCGCAAAGAACGCCAATACCGCCGTTGGAAATTTAAACGACTATGTGGACGGTGCGTTCGCTGACGGCATTATTACGGAAGCGGAAGCGAAAGCGATTGAGAAGTACATCAACACAGTGAACAACACGAAAGCCGCCGTGGAAGCTGCGTATAACAAACTGTACACAAACGCCTATCTTACGGGAACGGCAAAAACCGGGCTTCTGAATGCCAAGGTTACGCTTATGGGCAGTATTGAGAACCTTATCAGCGCAATCAATTCCGCTATCGCCGATGGTAAAACCACCGTAACCGAAAAGAACAATGTTGACAGTAAATACGCCACTTTCAACAGTGCGTATGCAGACTTTAACACAGCCGTAGAAGCCGCCAATAAAGCTATTCAAGACACGCTGAAAGGATATTCCGATTCAGTTCTTAACACCGCCAACGCCGCCGTTGAGAGCGCAAAGAACGCCATTGCACAGGATTTGGGTTACGCGAATTTCGCTGATTTGGCAGAGAAAGCCGCCGCGAATGAAACCATTATTGTAGGAGGCAAAATCAACACAACATTGATTAACGCAGAACTTATAGTTACGGCGGCTTTGCTTGCCAAATTGGTTAAAGTGACCGAACTTATTGCAGAAAATTTGACTGTTACCGGAAATTCAAAAATAGCCGGGTTCAGCGTCAGTGGAAACGGGCTTACCAACACCCCGTTTAACAATGATGCGTATGTGATATTCCGTAATGACGCACATAAATGTTTTGCGGGTATCGGAGGAAACGTACTGCCGACATCATCAGGGTTGAGAGCCGTAGCAAGATTTGAGAATGAAGACACGTCCGATTGGTGGGGTTTGGGACGGAATGTCGCAATGTTGCTTTCTGCCAAAAACGGAACGTATAACCATGCTTTTTTAGGCGATGGCAACGGTACTCTGAACGGATGGATAGAAGGCTACAAGTACAGCAAGTTTACGCTTTCTTCCGCTAATACAATTTATAACGGTTATTCCAATCTTAAAGACAATAACCGATGGGTAATTTATAGCAGCGTGGATAATTCAGGAATAACTCTGCCAAAACTCTCAGAGGTCAGAGATGCACTTGGGATAGGCACAAGCACAAAGTTTTGTGTGGAATTTACCGTTATCTCAGACCTTGATTCAAAAGATTTCGATATATACGGAAGAAATAGCAAGAAGAGTAGTGATGGAACTTACCCATGGAATACGTCTGAATACCCCAATTTGGTACATTGGGACAACGACCACTGGGACAGCGTGGCAATGGGAGCAGGTGACAGCCTTACGGTGTTGCTT